CTCTATTATTCGCCGGGGCGAACTATTTATTGCGCAAAAAACATAATTATTTTGCAATTTCCGTAAGTCTATATTTTTCAATTAGTTAAAGAGTGGGGAGAATTCCCCACTCTCAGAAAAGTAAAAAGATTTTATCTTCTCAACCGCAGCGCTCGCGCTCTGCGCTGAGCTTCTTCCAGGTCTTTTGGTTCCAGCCAACGCTGAAGGGACCGAACCGCAACGCTAGTGTCAGGGTACGCTGGATAAGTCACCACCGAGACATCGACAAGGTCAAGGTCCAGCAAGTCGCGCGTCCTTTGTCCGTCTACCAATCGCCAGTCGTCTACCGCAGAGGTGAACGCAAAACTCATTTGGGAAACGTCTCCGCGCTGCATGACCGCCAGGAGGTCGGCGGCGTATTGCGTCGGTGGAGGGTCGATTGTAACCTTAAGTCCAGTAGTATCACTTTCCAGTATCAAAGAACCGGAAATAGTTCTGCCAAGAATCAAAGACGGGTTGTGATCTATTAAAGCTCGCACGTCTGGAGATGATCGAAGCGAACGGTCAAACGCTCCTGGCTTAACGTATTCGATGAAGCCGCCCAGGTCTTCACTAGCTCGGTTGTAAACCGCAGCGTAGCCAACAATCTTTTTTGAATCCGCTGAAAGCCGTAGCTCGCAAGATACACGCTTTTCAATTGGCTTATTGCTCATTGATAGAACCTCCTCGAATAGAATTAATTTTTGCTTCCACTTCGTCCGCAAGTTTGCTCGCCGTAACCGTTCCGCTGAATTCAATCCAAAGTTTGCTGAATACATCAAGATGACGTTGAACATGATCTTCAAGTTCGCTCGTTCGGTTGAACGCTTCAAGAACAGGAGCGTAAGCGGAAACAACTCTGGTGCGGTGTTCGTCGCAGAACTTGCCAATCTTTTCAAGGAACTCGCTCGGCTTGTTTGCAAAACGTTTAACCGCGTTGCATTCGATGGATTGCAAACGGTTGCCAGCGTCCTCAAGAAGCCGCAAAAGAATGGCTTGTTCTTTCTCTGCGCTCATCTCCGACCGAATTAAAGTCGGGTCCGCAGCGTTGTTAGTCTGCTGCGCGCTCTGCGCTGCCGCTGGGTCCGGAGCTGGTCCGTTTGCCGGTGCCATGTTTTGCGGGGTGAGGTAAGTGTCGCCACCATCCACCGGATTGAGGTTTTCCTTCTCGCGGATTTCGTTGACCGAAAGCCAGCCCCAATTGCGAGCGATACTGTAGCTTGTGTATCTACTTTGTAGATCCCCGCGAAGAATGCCCTCTACCGCGTGTTCAAAGAAGAATCGTCCGCGGTCTTGCTTGCGAATTAACTTGCGGTTCAACTGCTGTTCCCAGCGAACAAGCCAAGGTCTGAGAGTGTCCGTGAGGAATTCCACGTTCATTTGCTCAAGGGAATTATAGTTCATCTTCGCCAGTTCTTTGAGCTTATGCGGAGGAAGATTGAACCAGCGGCAAATCTCAATCACTTGGAATTCGCGGCTTTGCAGGAATTGCGAATCATCCGGAGGAACTCCGATAGATTCCCATTTTAGCCCCTGTTCCAGTAACGCAACACGATGCGAGTTCCCTGCTCCGCCATGAAGGTCTTCAAAGCTTCGGCGCAGGTTGGCGCGCGCTTCGTTCGATAACTGTCCTGGGAATGTCAACACGCCGCCAGGACGAGCGCCACGGCCAAAGAAGCCGCTTCCAAACTGTTCAATCGCCAATGCCAAACCGATAGACTGGCGCGCCGCGCTGATGGGCGACATACCAACCACGCCATCGAACGATAAGCCAGGGACGTGTAGAACGCTTTCTTTATTGAGTATCAGCGAGCCGCCGACCTCGTACACAAGCTCGCCGGATTTGGTGCGCGTCGGCTTGACGGTGCTGGGGTCGAGCGGCCAAAGCTCCACCGCATTTCCCTCGAGGTCGCGCACAATCTCCGAGTAACTATTCCCCCAAAGAAGCAAATGTGCCATGGCCGCTTCGCGCCATTGGAGCGACCCCATTTCGTCGTTTGGCGCGTCGTGAACCAGAGCGTACAAAGGGGTTCCGCTGCTACGCTGCTTTCCTCCGTTCGGGAGTCGTTCGTAAAGATGAAGCGGAAGGGAGGAAACCGCTTCGCTGATGATACGAACCGCGGCGTAGACAGCGGAATAATTAAGAGCGCTCCACGGCGTTACACTCACACCAGCATCGGAGACGCTGCCGGAACCGAATAAATCATTTAAGCGCGGGTCGCGCAGACTGCCGCCCGAAATGCTCAGAGCGCGAGAGAAGAAACTTTTTATTCTGTCGATCATATGAACTCAACTCCTCTCGTGTCATATACGCACGTTTCCGCGGTCGGAGCGACCATCGCCCGACCCAGCGCCATCGTTAACGCAACCATGCCGTCAATTTTTTCTGTGCTTTTACTTTTTGTAAATTTGACGTTTCCAGCGTCGTCGCGCACAACTTGAACGTTTCCAAACATCCACCGAAGAACAGCGTTGCCGTCGTGAGCGATGCGGTTCCCACTTACTACCATTGATTCCAATTCCTTGATTGGAGCGCTCATCGCTGCAAAATTTTGACCGAAGCCAACCAACCAATCTTTCCGCCCGTGTTCCTCGCCGATTGCTTCCAAACGCTTTACCGCTTGGTTAATGTTCCATCGGTCAACCGCAATCTCGGCGATGTCGTAACGCTCGGCGAGTTCCTCGATCTTGTCCATGACAACTTGGTAATCAAGAACTCGACCAGGAGAAGTGATTACCAGTTCTTCCCTAACCCAGATATCCAGCCGCTGGCGGTTGGTACGCTCGCGCTCTCGTGCCGCGTCTTCTGGTGCGAAGAAAAACGGTAGCACCCAATAAGGTTCGTCTTTCTCTTCTGGTGGAAACAACAACACGAACGCGGTAAGGTCCAGCGTCGATGAAAGATCAAGACCGGCAAAACAACGCCGCCCAGAAAGGTCGGGGAACTCCCTCTCGCAAGCGTCCCAGCGCTCAAGACCGAGCCAGCGCGTTTCCTGTTGCGTCCATTGGTTGAGATGAAGATTGCGGAAAACGTTTTCCTTGCTTGGGTTTGCCAGCGCTTCAACAACGCATTTTTCAAAGTAGTCTTTCTTTACAGTAATTCCATAATTCGGATTGGCTTCTTTCCAAGTAGATTCTTTTTTCCAATCACCGTCGCTCGTAAATATTTTTCCAAGGAAAGTGTTGTCCTTAATAATTCCTTCGTTCACCTGTCTTGCGTACTCGTGAAGCTCCCAGCAAACGCTTTGCCGATCCCATCCAGCAGTTGTAATGGCAAGAGTTAATGGTTGCCGTCTTGCTCCGGTCGATGTCGTTAAAACGTCCCATAGCTCGCGCGAAGGTTGAGCGTGAACCTCATCAAAAATAATTCCATGAGCGTTTAAGCCGTGTTTGCTGTAAGCTTCGGCGCTTAAGCTTCGATAAACGCTTCCGGTAGATTCCATGACAATCGTTTTGTTTTTGTAGATTTTCAATATTCTGGAAAGCTTTTCATTCTGCTCAATCATCTGTACGGCTTGATTAAACACAATACTGGCTTGCTCTTTGTCTGCCGCAGCGCTGTAAATTTCCGCACCGGCTTCTCCATCAAGTAAAAGAAGATACAAAGCCACACCGGCGGCAAGCGTGGATTTTCCCATCTTGCGGGGAACTTCCAAATATGCTGTCCGGTATGTTCGCAATCCTTGCTTATCCACGGTGTCAAATAACTCCCGCAAAAACTCTTCTTGCCACGGTTGAAGCTTGAACGGTTGCCCGCTCCATTCTCCCTTGGTGTGACGCAAATGAGTTTTAAAAAAGTTGACGATCTCGCTTGATGGCTTTGCTTTCGCTTTTGTCATGCAAGCCCCTCCAGCAACGCGTCAATCGGGTCGCTCTTTTTGTTTACCTGGACTCGCGGTCTTGCTGCTGGAGTTAACCCGAATTCTTGCTCAATCTTTAAAAGCGCTTCGTGGGCTTTATTGAAAACTTGATAAGGAGGAGTCGGCATAAAATGTTTTACTTTTTGGTTCTCATCCTTAAGCGCCATATGAGTCGCCACCCCTTCGACAAGCTGGCGATGCGCTTCGCGCCATTGCAAAGTTAACGCTGCGTACCGCGCCAAAACGGAAGCATCTATTTTTGTCATCATGCCGAGCGCGTATAAAGTCTCTGCTTGCTCATCAAATATCTTTTTCTCTTGCTCGTTCAGATAATCCGGTGCAACCGGTTTTTCTATCTCCGGTTCCGGTTCGTTGGTTCTTGTCTTGGCGCGCCAGGAACCGCGAAGCTTTAACAATCTCGTCGGGGTCGGTCTTCCGCCGCTTCTTTTCGTTCCGCTCATGACTTGACCTCCAAGGTTGCTTTCTTGCCAGTCAAAGTCTCCCAACGCTTAACAATCACGTCGCAATACTGCGGACTAATCTCCATGCCGTAACATTTGCGCCCAAGCTGCTCGGCGGCAATTAGGGTTGTTCCGGAACCAAGGAATGGGTCGTAAACAATTTCTTCTTTTCTTGAACCATCTTCAACCGCTTGTGTCCAAAGACCTATTGGCTTCATCGTCGGATGTTCACGACTTGCTTTCGGTCTGTCATATTTCCAAAGAGTTGTTCGTGTTCGATCAGAGTTTTTATGTCTTTCTCCCGGCTTCCATCCAAACAAAATCGGCTCATGTTGGTAGTGATATTCACTATGACCTAACACCATAGAATCTTTTGCCCACACCATTATTTGCCGAAGTATTTTTCTTCGTTTCCAGTCTTCAGCAAAAAGAATATGCAACGGTCCCGGCGGGACCGTTGCATACCAGTAAGCTCCTGGACGACATATTTCTTCTGAATTATCAAATGCTCTTTTGACTAAATCTGTTAATGCTGCTTCGTCCAAAGCGTCGTTTTCAACTTTTAAAGCGTCTTTTGTTTTTCCAACATAGGAAACCCCGTAGGGTGGGTCACTTAAAAGCATATCTGCTTTGGAGCCATTCATCAGCCGTTTAACATCTTCTTCCTTCGTGCTATCTCCGCATAGCAAACGATGTTCTCCAAGTAACCACAAATCGCCGGTCTTGGTAATTGCTTCCGCTTGCACTTCCGGAACTTCGTCTTCGACAATTTCCTTGTCGTTGTCGAGATACAACCCGGAAGACTCCGCAAGGTCTGTAAGCATCTGCTGGAGCGCTTCGTTGCCGGTGTCCACATTGCGCAGCAAAGCGTCGAGCGCTGCGGAATCACATTCAGCCATTCCGGCAAGCGGGTCAAAGGTTGCCAGCAACTTGTCAGATTCTTTTTCGTCAACATCCAAAATCAAAACAGGAACTTCCTGTTCTCCAGTTGTCTCGGCGCGAAGGTGACCGTCGATAAGCATTAACGAACCGTCGTCAAGCTCACGAGCAAGTAACGCATCCGCAAAACCAACCTCGGCAAGAATTCCCTTGAGCGCGTCTTGTTGCGCTTTTGGATGCGTTCGCCAGTTTTTTGGGTTTGGCAAAAGCTCCGCCGCTTTCACTCTCCGGAGTTCTTTGATTCGATCTCGAATTTTCATAAACGATGCAAAACCCCCATTTTAACTAGACAACCTACTCTGATTCCCCGTGAAAATCCGCGCGCGTG